CATCTGTATTGGTCGCATCAAATTCGAGTGAGGTTAATGATATTGGAAATAAATCATTGAATTTAACTTTACCAACTTCTCGATAGTTGCTATTTAAAATTCTAAGAGTTCCATCACAAAATGCTTCTTTTGGATCTCTCTGTCCGTCTTTGTCTTTAATTATTTCGGCAAACTCTTTTGTTGTTTCTGGAAATCCTAAACCTGTTAACCAATCATAAATTGATTGATAATTCTCCATATTCTCGTCAACAAGAAAACGAAGAGTAAAATCTCCATAACTTAACCTTTCACCTGGTACATCAATATTTTTTAAATATGATGCTTGTGTTGTAAGTTCAAGGTTTAACTCTGGTATTCTAGCAGAATTTGAGAAAAAGTCAACCTTCGGAAACTTAGTCAAATTAAATTTGAATCCTACTCCTGATAGAAAATTTCTATTTGCTATTTGTTTACCGAATGCCGAATTAGTCATTATCTTTTTGATTATTTATTGTCTTTCAGTAAAAACAATTCCTTGTAAATGATCGTACTCGTGTAGAAATACTCTTGCAGCAAGACCATCTAATTTTATTTTATGGTCTTTTTTATCTTCATCTTCGTATTTTACAACAATTCGATTTGGTCTTTGAATGTTTATAATTTCATCAGGAAATGATAAGCACCCTTCTTCAAACCAAACATCATCCTCATATCTTTTGACTATACGAGGATTAAAACAAGTAATTGTTTCCTCTGTTTCGATATTCAACATCATTACAAATACTCTTTCACTGATGCCAATTTGATTTGCAGATAAACCAATCCCTTTGTAATGAAACATATTCTCTTTCAGAATACGAGACATTTCACGACGGTCTAAGTCATCACTACAAGATTTTACTCTTTCGTGTAGTATTGGATGTGTGTTAGGTATTAATTTTAGGATCATCTTTTCTAGGATTATTTAGAAACCAAGAAGGACCCTCCATACAGAAATCTATATAAACCGTTTTTGCATAATGAGTTCCACGATAACACAGAAAGGCAAAGACCTCATCTCTGTCGTGCTTCTCTTCATTCCATTCTGGCATTATTCCTCTACCTAATAAGTGTAACATTTGTCTTAACCTCCTGTAACATTATTTAGTGTTAGGAGATCTTGACAAAAAAAGAGACCCCCTAAGGAGTCTCTTGGAAAAATATAAGCATCTCGCTTACATTAAGTTGTCAACACGTACACGTCTATAGTATCTGTTAACACCAGCGAAGATACGACCTGCACCAGCATTGTCGCCTTCAGCAAATGGGTTAGAAACCATACCGTAACGAGTCTTAAACCCGATTTTTGGTTGGAATGTGTTTTCTCCAACTGCTCTTACCATCTGTAATGGAACGTAAGGACAGTAGAATAATCCAGCATCATAAGGTGAAGTACCTTTGTAACCAACAACGTAGTACTGAGCGCCAGAAGCGTTCTGACCACCTGAGAATGGGTCGATGAATACTCTGTACTTACCATTGATTGTACCAGCAAATGTATTACCAGTGTCATCAACGTTAAGGTTAGCATTAAGTGCAGGGGTGTAATCTAGAACACCAGCCATTGTTAATGCAGAAGCAACATCAGAAGAACATAAGATTATGTTACCCTTTCCTCTACGAGTTCTTTGTGCGATCGCGTTAGCGTCTCTCTCGATTTGGAAAAGTAAACCTTTGAACTTCTCAACTGACCATCTACCGTTGGAGTCAACGTCTAGGTCAAATACACCAGAAGTAGCAACGTTATTCGCTGCACCTTTCTTAGCAACCTGATATACGGTTCTAACAACTTCTCTGTTGATCTCAGCAAGAACTTCAGAAGATAGGATGTTAGCAAGTTCTTGCTCTGCATCCAATCCATGAATTGCTTTCAAGTCTTGAGCAAGTTCTAGAGTGTATTCTGCTTTCAAAGCTCTGGACTTAGCAGTCACAGAAGTCTTCTCAATGCTGAATGACATCTCACGGAATAGATTTCCAGACTCACCCATTGTTTCTAGATCTTCTCTAGACATTCCCTGTGCCTTTTCATAGGTTCCAGGTGAAGCGTCGTTAAGTAGAGCAGGGTTGTTACCCTCAGAGTCACCACCAACACCAGCACCAGTTCTAGGAGTATATGCTCCAGCAGATGCTTCGCCAGAAGCAGAGAATCCTGTATCTGGTTCGTTGAATAGTGCTTCCTCTCCGCCTTGGTTCTCGTATCTAGATCTCATTGCGAAGATCAGACCAGTAGGACCAGACATAGGTTGCACACCACAGATATCGTATGCTACCAAGTTAGGCATAGCACGACGAATCAATGAGATCAATACAGGGTCGAAACCTGCAAGACCTGCAGTATTACTGTTTCCGAGTGCGGATCCAGCTGGAGACACAGTACTTGCGCCTAGAGCGTTCACAGCAACTTCGTTAAGCATTCCACGCTCTTCGCGAAGGAATCTTTCTTGGTTTTCTAGAAGAACAGCGGTAACACTTTTTCTATAATTGTCTTTAATGGAGGCAGCGCCTTCATGACCTAGAACAGGTGCCCACTTTTCCTGTAGAGATTTTGCATTAAACATTTGTTTTTAGCCTCTTATTTGGGAAAAATTAGTTTGTTTATTATGATTCAGACCAGCGTTGCATAGCATTGATGTATGCCGCCATTGCTGGGGATACATTTTCCTGCTCAACTGGAGTTTCTTCACTCTCTTCTCTCGCAACAACAGGTGCGTTGGGGAAGTAGCTCTCTTTAAGTGCTTTAACTTTCTTTGTGTATTCCTCTTCGGATACAAAGTCAACACCCTCAGCAAGAGTAGCGAGTTTGTCTTTCTGAGTATCTACTAAACCTTCGCTAATAGTATTAACGATGACTTTCTTAGCAGATTCATTAAGACGGGTTTGAAGTTTCACATTGGACTTGACCTGTTCGTCGAGTCTTTCTTCCATTTCACGAATTGTATCAGCCATACCTTCTACCGCATCGACTTTATCGTCGGGGATAGTAATGTAGTGCTCTTCAAAGAGATTTTTTAGACCTGCGATGAAGTCTTCAGTAATCTCATTTCTGATTCCACGGTCAACTGCAACCTGATTAGATTCCATCCATTGACCTATGGCGTAGTTCACAGTGCCGTTAACTTCCTCTGAAAGCTCTGCTTTAGCAGCAGTTACTTGCTTATCGAGTTCGTTAGCAAAGTGTTCTACAAGCTTGTCGTACTCTTCAGATAGTTTTGCCTTGATAGCAGCCTCGAAGATAGTCTTCGCTTTCTCGGCAAACTCATCAGAGAGTTCGGTTCCTTCTAATAATGCCTTAACGTCGTCAGATACGTCAACGCTTTCATACGATGGTTTGATAGGATATGTTATATCAGGACCTTTACCTGTTCCGTATGAAACATCAGTACCAATAGAAGGAGTGGTACCTTGGTCGCCTGCATCATTAATGTTAGATGTTTGAGCAGTTCCATCACTTTGTGCTGCCTTAGCACCAACAGGAGCAGCAGCTTTAGATCCAGGATTGTCTTCACCTTCATCGTTACCATCTGGTAATGGACCACCATTATCAGTAACTGACTGACCTGAAGGTGCAACCTCTGTACCTACGGAAGGTTGAGGATCTTTACCGCCCTTAGCACGGTTAGGTTCACCACTAATGCCACCACTTGGAGCAGCGGGATTTGCTGGTAATACAGAAGCTGTTACAGTAGGCATTGGGTCGCCTTCTGCAAGGGTTACCTTTTGCTCACTAACGAACTCCGCGAACTTTTCGTTTAATACATCTGACATTTGAGTTTATCCTCGTGTTTCGTATGAATAGTCTATAGTTTATTTATTAAATTACAATCCTGAAAGGAAATCACCAAAGACTTTGAGGGTTCTTTCCTCTAGGTCTGCACGGGTGCTTTCATTCATGTAACTCTGGTATTTAGCAACTTTTGTCTCCTTTAGGATACCGTTGTTCCATACCCATTCCTTACCTTCCATGATACCATTAACAAATGCATCAGGCGCGGAAGGATCTGCTACTATATCAGCAGCAGTTGCAAGCATAAAGTCGTCCATAACAACGTTGACGTCTTCACGCTTGTCGATGCTTCCCATTCCACGAGAGGAAACACCTAGTTGAACTCCCTCACCAAGGAGAGACTTAGCAATCTTACCCATTGGTGTATCAAGTATTTGTGCTTTACCAATAAAGTTATTGCCTTCTGCCTTGAGTGAAGTAATTCTGTGTGATACTCTATCGAGATTCACAGTAGGACCATCAGGATGACCCAACTCACCTAGAGCACGTTTACTTTTAACATACTCTTCATTATAGCGATTGACTTCTTTTTCAAGAACACTGAAAGGATACATGCGACCGTTACGGTTTTTTAACTCCGACTGGAGAAAAACACCTTCAATGTATAACTTTTTATCGTCACCAGTTCCTTCGGTGACTAGTTTTACATCTTCAATTTGTTCCGTTATCAGTTTCATCTGGTAGTGCCTCTGCTGGTTCGTCAAAGAAAGTTTTCGCTACAACCTGTTTGTATGACGCCATAGCGTCTGCTGCTTTTGAGAACAGCATATCGTTGATGGCGTTGATTGCGTCTGCTCTGTTACCGTTCTCGATCTTATCGACAACGTTCATAACTTCGCTTTCTGGGTTAGATTGTTCCATAGCTTGTAAGATTATTTAGCATTACTAGAGGTTTTAGTGGGAGCAGGTTTTAATTTTGCTTGCTCTTTTGATGCCTCAAGGGATCTTTCGTGTGCATCATCTGCCTGTTGTGCAGATATTTCTGGTTGATATGCAGTGTTCTGACGATCCATCATATCAAATGTATTAATGTCCGCAGGATCCATAACTATTCCAGCATCAATTTCTTTAGACATTAACTTATCCTGTTCTTTAATCTCCTCATCCTTATGTCCAAGGATAGATCTACGAATATAATCTACAGAATAATATTTACCCACAAATGCATCCATTTGTGTTACGAGATTGATTCTTGAAGTCTCCATCTCGAGTTCTTTCAACTCATTGAAATGATTATCATGAATATAGTCATATTGAATATGCTCAGCCATATCATCCCAATCTTCAGGAGCAATAACTCCCTTCAGGATAAGTTGAGTCTTAAGAGTATCGTGGAAAATTCCACTAAATCTCTTACGCAGTCTTCCAATAAACTTAGTAAACTTTAATTCGTCACGAAGAACCTCAGTAGATTTACCAAGGTTAAATCCTTTGTTATCATCTGTAAGACGAGATGGAGGTAGGTTTAAACTGTTGTAAAGTTTCTTCTTAAAGTATTCTACATCCTTGAGTTCACCTAGGTTTTGTCCACCTGGTAAAGTTGTGATTTCGGTTCCGCGACCACCTTCTCTACGAGGTAACCAGAAATCTTCTAGCATACTCATATGCTTTTTATCGTCACGAATTTCACCAGTAGCAGCATCGTAAACTAATTTGTTACGATAGCGAGCCATAACATCACGAAGGTATTGCTCTGCCTTTACTTTAGGCAAGTTACCAACATCAATGTAAAAAATTCTACGCTCTGGAGCACGGGATAATCTGTATATAACAAGAGCATCTTCAATCATTCTCAATTGATTGAGTGACTTAATTCCTTTGTGTAAGAAACTTAGATGCATTCTCTTGTTCATATCCTGCAGACCAGAATGAACATATGTTATTGCATCGAAGGCAATCTTAATTCCTTGGTTACTTGAAAAATCACCAGTACCAATCATTGCTGATTGTCTACCGTAACCTTTTGGATTGTAGACATAATAATCAACGTAGTCACCCCACTCATGTTCGAGTGCTGTTCCGCGAATCGCAAGAGGATCCACTTGATCTACTTTCTTGATTTTTTGTCTGACCCTTCTAATTTTTAGAGGATCAATATAACGAAGTTCAGTGATACCTTTCTTAGGGTCTTTAAGATCAATTACCTTATGGTAATAGGTTCTACCATCAACATACCAGTTACGGATAAGTTCATGTGCCCTCATATCAAAATTGAGAAGGCGTTTGACGTACTCAAACTCTTCTCGTATACGCTTCTTAACTGAAGCTCCAACCTGTAAATTGGTTAGATCAATATTTACACATGTATCATTGGAGTCACTAACAACAAACTCATTAACGATATCATCAATCGCAGAGTCACACTCTGGATGTAAAGACATATCTCTATATCTCTTGATAAGATCATACTCGTTTCTTGCTTGAGCATCCGTTTCTACATACGTCCCAAAGTAACCACCAGCTGCGACGTTTACTCCGTCATCAGCATTTGGCGGGACAGGAGATTGACCCCTGCCCTTTTCTTTGCGGTTAATTTGAAATCCGAATAATTGACTCATTGTGTAATTACACTATATCTCAACTATTCTATTTATACGCCCAGAAATTAGTCTTCTACTGAGATAGATGGTGGACTAGTTTCTGCTGCTCCTCCTGCATCTGCAGTCCAGTAAGATAACTGGAATTCAACTGTAAATTCAGAGACCTGATCGTTACTATCATATGCAAGATCAATCTGAGAAATATTAGTTGGGAAGCAATGCCAGAGTTTGTACTCTCTAACAACACTACCGTTATCAGTAGCATCTTTCTCTAGTTGTTTAACTAGTAGATGAGCCATGTAACCTTGTCCACTTGTTTCAGGTGTGAATAGTGCAGACTTGTTACCAGCGTGTGAATTGATTTCGCCCATCCATTCTTCCATGAAAGCACGAATTCTCATGTCCTCATCGTTGACGAATGTTGCAGTCCAAGTGTCGAATGTACGATCACCTGCAATCTTAACAGTTCTTCCTCTGAAGGGAACTTCTATAACACCCAAGTTGGATGCTGGGAGTGCTGCAGATTTACAAAGGATGTTAGTAAGATCAACGTCTGTACCACCCTTGGCGAGTGTTCCTGGAAACTCAAAGTTAACCACGAACATATTAGGCTTAACGCCTTGCCTGATTCTCTGCAGAAACTCATTTACATTAGAGTTAATAGCCATTGTTTTTTTCCTTTAGTTAAATGAATTATCAAGCTTGTCCGACTACTTCACTGAAAGCAACTCCAGATCTAGTAGCAACAAAGGACAGGGTGATGTAATTGATTGAACGTGTTGGTTTTACAAATACTTCAGCAACAAATTCATTTCTATCAATTACAGATGCGGTGTTGTTTGATTCATCACAAACAACTAGGTAATCAGTAATACCTCTCCTTGCCTGAACCTCAGTGAGGTAGGAAGAAAGCGCATTGGTGAAACCAAGTC